CCAGATTAGTCTGGCTAGTGTTATGATGCATTTGCATATGACAAAGAACACAGAGCCTGATGATAACATGGTTCGCCACATGATACTCAATTCTTTACGTATGTATCGTACTAGGTTCTCTTCAGAATATGGTGAATTAGTGTTATGTTATGACTCTAAACATTACTGGAGGCGTGATTTCTTTCCACAATACAAGGCTAGTCGGCGCTCCAAGAGAGAGTCGGATGGTAAGGATTGGGATAGCATTTTCGAGTGCCTGAATACCATCAAGGCAGAGATCAAAGAGAATCTACCATACAAGTTTCTAGAGATATACGGTGCAGAAGCTGATGATATCATAGCCAGTCTGGTTACAGAGGTTGCAGAGGAAGTGCTAATTCTCTCTGGTGATAAAGATTTTATTCAGTTACAACGCTACCCAAACGTAAAACAATATAGTCCTATCACAAAGAAGATGGTTAATGGTGAGAACCCCAACTACTATTTGATAGAACATGTGTTCAAGGGCGACTCCAGTGATGGAGTGCCGAATGTATTATCACCAGATAACACTTTTACTGATGGCCTTCGCCAGAAGCCACTTGGTAAGAAAAAGATATCATCGTGGGCAGATCATGAGTTTAAAGATGTTGCCCCTAATGATGAGGTCATGAGAAACTACCAGAGAAACAAGAAACTTATTGACCTAACAGAGTGTCCAAAAGAACTCAGAGATGAGATTTTGGATAAATATAGATCAGCGGAGATACCTGATCGAAGTAAATTATTAAATTATTTTATGGAAAAGAGACTTAAATCTCTAACCGATTCAATAGGAGAATTTTGAAATGCCCGAACAAACATATACACCTCTGTATTCAGAGGTTTTGGAAAAGCTTGGTAAACTGAAGACCAAGAAACAGAAGGTGAAATACCTTCAAGACAACAATAGTGACTCTCTCCGTATGGTGATTAAGTCTTCATTTGATCCCAAAATTGTGTGGTTGTTGCCTGAAGGCCCAGTTCCGTATGTGCCTAATGATGCACCAGAGGGAACTGAACACACAGACCTAGCATATGAGGCGAGGAAGCTGTACAATTTCATCAAAGGTGGAAATGGACAGATTTCCCAGAATAAGAGAGAAGCCCTATTTGTGCAAATGTTAGAAGGATTGCACCCTGACGAAGCACAACTTCTGGTTGCAGCCAAGGACAAGGCCCTACATAAAGAGTATAAGGGATTGTCTACAAATGTGGTTAAAGAAGCGTTCTTTTGGAACGATGATTTCATGGTAATTGATGATGCCAAGTATGACCAGATACCCGGCCCAGCAATGGGTGGTTAATTAATTTAGCATTTCCTTTGTAATCAAGGGCTTACGTGCTACGATTTTCCTTGACATGGCCCCCAATATGTGCGATAATACCTATATTGATGATAAGGAGTTATCAATGATTTGTATTGAAGTCACAGGTGGTATTAAAAGAAACCGTGAACTAGCAGAGGAAATCGTCTGGTGGTGCATGGATACTTTGATGCCTCGCCATCGTGTTCTGGATATTAATGTTGAGTTCACCAAAACATTACAAACTGGTGCTTACGGTTTTTGTTATCGTGGTGATAATGACCGTGAATATTTTATTGAAATTGACCACAGACTTCACAAGAAAATTTCCCTAGAAGAGTATATCGAAACCATCATACATGAAATGGTGCATGTGTGGCAGGGTGCCACAGGTCGCATGAAAGATAGATTCAAAGGTGGTTACAAACAGTTGTGGAAGTGTAAGGACGGTAAGTATCGAAACTACACAAACACGAAGTATGCTAGTCAGCCTTGGGAAGTTGAGGCTTACAAGATGCAAGGCCCTTTAACCAAAGCATTCATGAAGGAGATGAATTATGGGTAAGATGAATAATTGGATAATGGATATGGAAGACAATATCGTGTCTGCCATTGAGTCAGGTGCAACGTCCACCAGTGATGTTGTTGCCTTCGTCAACACCAACATGTCTTTAGTCGATGAGAAATTTGTCGCTATGAAGACACAAGAAATTATGGGCCCTGTGAATGAGTAGATTACTTGGAGTAGTTTTACTGGCTGGAGCAATATTGTTTCCAGTTAGCATCGTATCAAGTAATCAAGAATACGATCAAGATGATGAACGAACAGCTCAATGTCTAGCACTGAATATGTATCATGAGGCTAGAAATCAGGGAACCGCTGGTATCCTTGCTGTTACAGCTGTAGTCTTCAATCGAGTAAACGATAAGAGATTTCCTAATACAATATGTGGCGTTATCGAACAAGGGCCTACGAGAGAATCATGGAAAACCAGAAAGACCCTTGACAAAAATGATGCCGTGTTCTATCCTATTAAGAATAGATGCCAGTTTAGTTGGTATTGTGATGGGAAATCTGATGTGCCTAAAGATACAAAAACATTTCTTAAATTTTTTGATTATGCGAAAGCTTGGTTGAGAGGAACACTGCCGTTCTTGGATATTACGGACGGTGCTTTGTTCTACCATGCAGATTATGTAACGCCCGGCTGGGCAAAGACAAAACAGAAAACGGTGGAAATCCAAGACCACATTTTCTACAGATGGGATATTAAATGATTAAGAGAATTAAAATATTATTTCTTACTTATAAAATTAAATATTTGGTTTGGAAAGTCTCAACATGAACATTTTTTATCTTGATAAAAATCCCATAGTTTCTGCACAGATGATGTGTGATAAACACGTTGTCAAGATGATACTAGAGTCTGCACAAATGCTATCGACTGCACATCGTGTTCTTGATGGTGATGAGTATGCAGACGAAGTGGGATTATACAAGATGGCTCATAAGAATCATCCAAGCACTATTTGGGTTCGTTCCAGTTTGGAAAATTACACATGGCTGTATGACCACATGGTTGCTCTCATGGTAGAGTACACTTATCGGTATGGCAAACACCATGCTACAGAACGGTTGCTTCAGCCACTGTTCAAATCACCAAAGAATATGAATTTTGAAACATTATTTTCTGATCCCCCACAGTGTATGCCTGAAGAATGTAAAGGGGATGACACTGTACGTGCATATCAGAAATACTATATAGTAGAGAAGTCATATTTTGCAAAGTGGACTAAGCGTTCAGTCCCAGATTTTTTTGTGGAGAAAAAGGATGGAGAGAAGAGAGGGCTATTGGGACTACATGGGGAGGATGCTCAGGGAAGATTCGGAGAAAGAGCCCCTAACAATGGATAATATTTGGAAAAAAGAAGTCGCAGAGATGCAAAAAAATATAAACTATCTACAAATTAGAGTTAAAACTCTAAATGAACGAGTTCATGAACTAAATAATAAAGTTCACGTTCTAGGAGGTGATCCTAGACAATTAGAGTTAAAATTATGATGCCAGATAATACATTTATAATGTTGATAGGAGTTGCACTTATACTGCTTTGTATGTTCGGCCTTACACAGATAAGTGGACTAGGAGTTAATTGATGCCAACTTATACATTTTTTGATACTGAAACTCAAGAACAGTATGAAGAGTTTATGTCCATAGCTGAACTTGATGAGTATAAAAAAACAAACCCACATATAAATCAGGTGTATGTTCCTATTGCTTTGGTGGGAGATCATGTGATGGGCGTAGGGCCCAAAGTTGATGGTGGGTTTACGGAGAATATGCAAAGGATTGCTCAAGCACATCCTGGCTCTCCTCTGGACGATAAATTTGGTGGGTCTACTAGATCACACCAAGAATTAAAAACGAGAGATGCGATAGATAAACATAGGAAAAAAGTAGAGCGATCTGGCTTTTCTGCGAGTAAAAAGAAGACTTTATAACGTGGTGCGAGCGAGATATCACACTTCAGCAAGGGATGCACAGCATCTACGCAAGCTGGGAAGTCAATCCGCTCATGCACCAGTGAAGGGGGCCTAGGCGCCCCCGGCTGGCCCCCTTCACGCCGATATTTTAGGAATTATTATGGCAAGTAAAAAGAACAAAGAATTAAATCTAAATAGCATGGTAACGATAAAACCGATTACTGATACTCAGAAGATTGTTTTTGAAACATGGAAAAAAGGACAGAATCAGTTTTTATTTGGTGCTGCTGGTACTGGTAAAACATTCATTTCACTCTATTTAGCTTTGAAAGACATATTTGATCTAAAGACAAAATTTGAAAAAGTAGTATTAGTTCGATCTCTAATTCCAACAAGAGACATTGGTTTTTTGCCGGGCGATGAAGAAGACAAGTCAGCTTTGTATCAAGTACCATATCAGAACATGGTACAGTTTATGTTTGAGATGCCTAACGAACAGGCTTTTAATTCTCTCTATGATAAACTTAAAGGACAGGGCTCCTTATATTTTCTTTCAACATCTTTCCTAAGAGGCTTGACATTTGACAACAGTATCATTATAGTAGATGAATGTCAGAATTTAAACTTTCACGAACTGGACACAATAATCACTAGGGTTGGCCAAGATTCAAAGATCGTATTTTGTGGTGATTTTGATCAGAGTGATCTTTTGAAACACAATGAAAAAAATGGTTTACATGACTTCCTTCGAATCCTAGAGGAGATGGAAGAATTTAACTGTAGCGAATTTAGTATCGGTGATATTGTTCGCTCAGGTTTTGTTCGTAGTTATCTTATTAACAAAACCAAATTAGGTATAGGAATGGAATGATGAAAAAAGGTGTAAGACGAGCTAGAAATAAAAGGGGTCAGTATAAAGGTGATGATCCTAAAACTCCTAATCGCAATGAGGCGTATGAAAATATGTCAATTCTTGATGGATATAACGAAACTAAAAAGAAGTACGGAGAACTGTTATGAATTTAGAAATACTTCGTGAGGAGATTGCCGCTGATGAGGGCAAGGTTCTCAAAATTTATAAAGACCATCTTGGTTATCCAACCTTTGGCATTGGCCATCTGATTACAGAGGACGATCCCGAACATGGTTCTAGGGTGGGAACAAAAGTTTCTGAAGAACGCTGTGATGAAGCGTTTGATCAAGATGTTAAAAGTGTTATCGCAGATTGTAATATTCTGTATGATGACTTTGGTGGACTTCCAGAGGAAGTTCAATTAATTCTTGCTAATATGATGTTCAACATGGGTCGTACTCGCTTGTCCAAGTTTAAGAACATGAACGCAGCTGTTGAGGAAGGCGATTGGAATCGTGCCTCTCAAGAGATGATGAATAGCAGATGGTACAATCAAGTGAGAAATCGGGCAAGGCGCCTAGTAGAACGTATGAGGAATGTATGATTATTGATCCAGTGCAACCCATAACTGCTCTGTCTCCGTATTGGGAGAATAGGATTAGTTATGAAAAAAAATGGGAAGGAACAATCTCTATAACAGAGACTCCCCATATCACATATGACAGCTCTGGTAGACTTATTATAACACCAGATCAATCTTTTGCTTTAGGCCCAAAATATGTTTAATCATATTCCAGTTGAGTTGCCACCTGTAAAAGCAACAAACGTAGATGGCAAGCGCCTATACGAAACACCAGATGGAAATAAGTATCCTTCAATTACTACGGTGTTGTCTCTTCGTAAGAAAGAAGGCCTGTTTGAATGGCGTAAACGTGTTGGTGATGATGTTGCTAACTATGTCGCTCGTAAGGCTGCAACAAGAGGCACCAAAGTTCACCATATGTGTGAAGATTATCTTAACAACGACTTCGATGAAGAAAAACATAAGAAAGATTTTCTTCCATACTGTTTGTTCAATGAACTAAAATCTAAAGTCCTAGTCAATATAGATGACATCTATGCACAGGAAGCAGGGCTCTACAGTGATAAATATAAAGTAGCGGGTAGAGCAGATTGTATTGCTCATTACAGAGGCGTGCCCTCAGTAATGGATTTCAAAACATCTACTAAAGAACGGAATGACGATTGGAATGAAAATTACTATATTCAAGGAACAGCTTACGCTGAGATGTTTCATGCTAGAACAGGTATAGAAATTGATCAAGTGGTTATTCTTGTTGTTACAGAAGATGGTACAGTTCAAGAGTTTGTAAAAGACAAAGAACCATATATTGATTTGCTAAACGAATCACTCGCCGAATGGAGAAACCAAAATGAAACACCTAATATCAATAATGGCGG